TTTCAGTTGGTGATAAAAATATTTCTTTTAAACCAGGAGATGCACAAGAATTAAAAAATCGTCAAGCAGATGTCAATAATTTTATTGGCCAATTTATGGGAGATGATGGTTTAATATCCGATGCTGAGGGATATCATAAAGCACTAGCGGTGGCTATGAATCCTGATAAGTTTGCTAAACATTTTTACGAACAAGGTGTGGCTGCAACTATAGATAATGTTTCTAGAAAATCTAAGAACATAAATATGGATGTAAGACAGCAATCACAATCAGTTTCTAAAAATGGAATAACAATTAGACCTGTTAGCAGAAGTAACGATAATGGAAAGGGACTCAAAATTAGAAGTATTAAAAAACAATAAATTTTTAAATTATGGCAGTAAATGCAACACCAGGATTTGACTTGCAGCCAAGTGCGCAACAAACTCCTTTATCAACAAATTATATAAATAACTTTGATTTCTTGAATCAATATCTTCCAGATGTTTATGAGAAAGAATTCGAACGTTATGGAAACCGATCAGTAGCATCATTCTTGAGAATGGTAGGCGCTGAAATGCCTTCTAACTCTGACCTTATTAAATGGGCAGAACAAGGAAGACTACACACAAAGTACCAGGCAGTAACTTCAGCAGGAGCCGCTGGAGTTGACAATGCTGTTTGGACTATTCCTAACAACATCCAAAACTTTAACCCAGCATTAGGCGGAACATCTAACCAGGCAGCTTTTAGAGCAGGTCAAACAGTTATGATTTCTGACAATACAGTTGGTTCTGCTTTACAGAATAAAGGGATTATTACAGTAGCTCCTACGGCTGCTAATCCAAATCAAGTAACAATTGCATATTACGAAGCAGGTGGTCAGACTATGGCTGCTGGTGTTTCTTGTGATATCTTTATCTACGGTTCTGAATTTGCTAAAGGTGTAGAAGGAATGCAAGGTTCTTTAGAATCTGACGATTACTTTTTTCAAAACAAGCCAATTATAATCAAAGACAAATATGCTGTTTCTGGTTCTGATATGGCTCAAATTGGATGGGTAGAAGTTACATCTGAAAATGGCGCAAGCGGATACTTATGGTATATGAAATCTGAGCATGATACAAGACTTCGTTTTGAAGATTATTTAGAGACAGCAATGATTGAAGCAGTACCAGCAGCAGCAGGTTCTGGAGCAGGAGATTATCTTCAAGGTGTAGGTGCAGGATTAAGTGCAGCTGATTCTTCTGGATCAGAAGGTATTTTCTATGTAGTTGGAAACAGAGGTAATGTTTTTGGCGGTGGAAATCCAACAACTCTAGCTCAATTTGATAACATCATTCAAAGACTTGATAAGCAAGGATCTATTGAAGAAAACGTTATTTTTGTAGACAGACAATTTTCATTTGACATTGACGATATGTTAGCAGCACAAAACTCTTACGGAGCTGGTGGTACTTCATATGGTTTATTTGACAATGACAAGGACATGGCTCTAAATTTAGGTTTCACAGGATTCCGTAGAGGTTACGATTTTTACAAGTCTGACTGGAAATACTTAAACGATCCTACTATGAGAGGTGGTATAAACGCAGGTGCAGTAAACGGACTTTTAGTTCCAGCTGGATCTACAACTGTTTATGATCAAATCTTAGGTAAAAACGCTAAGAGACCATTCTTACACGTTAGATATAGAGCTTCAGAAACTGAAGACAGACGTTATAAGTCTTGGATCACTGGTTCTGCTGGTGGAGCAAAAACTTCTGACTTGGATGCAATGGAGGTAAACTTCTTGTCTGAAAGAGCTGTATGTACTTTAGGTGCAAACAACTTCTTCTTATTCCAAAAAGCGTAAGTAGTTATTATTAAAAGAGGGTGAACGGTATGCAGGCAAATGTTCCCTTAGTAACCCTCTTTTTTTTTTATATAAATCAAATCAAATTATATTATTATGAATAAAAAGAAACCAGAATTTAAGGCGAAAGCCTATCGTCTAACAGGAAACAAAGCGCCTTTGTCTTATATGTTATCCTCTAGACATTCAACAAGATCTCCTTTATTATATTTTGACGAAAAAGAAGGTACTAACAGACCTTTACGTTATTCAAGAAATCAAAAATCTCCTTTTGAAGATGAGCAAGATGGTAATGCTATTTTAGAACCTATTGTTTTTGAAGATGGAATGTTAACGGTTCCTAAAGAAAATCAAGTGTTACAAAAATTTCTTCATTTACATCCTAGTAATGGTAATGTGTTTCAAGAAATAAATAAAGAGCGAGATGCTAGTGCGGAACTAGAAGTTGTTGAAATGGAAATTGAAGCTCAAATAGAAGCTAAAAAAATTACAGCAGACATTAAAAAACTAACTCAAGTTTGTCGTGTATTAATGGGTAATGGAGTTGAAAACATGACATCTCCTGAACTTAAAAGAGATTTACTTGTGTATGCTAAACATAACCCAGAAGATTTCTTAGACACAATTAATGATCCTATGCTAGAACTTATGGATGATGTTCATCAGTTCTTTAATGCTACACTTTTAACTTTTAGAAATAACGGTAAAGATGTTTACTATAATCTTCCTAATAATAAAAAGAAAATGATGACTGTTCCCTTTGGAGAGGATCCTCATTTTATTGTAGGATCTTTTATGCAAAGTGATGAGGGATTAGAAGTTTATAAGCTTCTTAAAAATAAAATAAAATAAAACCTTATCTTTGTTTTTTATTAACCCATTAAAAACTTTTTATAAAATGGTAAAATTTCTTAAAATTACGAATGCTCCTATTACTGGTCAATTGATTAGTCTTGATGGAGTAAAAGCAGTTGCTACAGCAACAGCAACAGCAGTGGCAGTTACAATCGACTATGTTGATGGAACTACTACAACGGTAACAACAGATGCTCAAGTAGCTCACGATGTTTACGACTCTATATTAAACAATATGGAAGTAGCTTTAGCTACATCTTGGCAGAAGCCTTATTTTGAAGTGTCACTTCCAAAAGCAGTAACAAGTATAGTTAATGCATAACGCATTTAGTTAAACTATTAAAGAGAGGTTCTAAAAAAAATAGAGCCTCTTTTTTTTTTGCTATCTTTGTGAAAAGAATTAATTATGCCAATAAATGATGTAAGAAATACGGTATTAGCGATAGCTAATAAAAATAACTATGGATATATTTCTCCGCAAGATTTTAATTTGTATGCACAACAATCTCAAATGGATATATTTGAAGATTACTTTTATCAATACAACGCTCAGCTTACTAAAGAGAATCAGCGTATGTCAGGTACTGGATATGCAGATATTACAAAAGGATTAATTGAGGTAATTGATTATTTTTCTGTAACAAGACCTTTGTCTTTAAGTACGACTCCTCCAACTTTAAGTAATGTCTATTATTTGCCTTCACAAGCAACTACTGGTAGTGATTATTATTTAATGAATAAAGTTTTAGTTTACACTACATTATTAGCTTCAGGGAAAACTACAGGTACTTCAGGTGGTAATAATGCGATAATAGATGCTAACGCTACGTTTATAACAAGCGGTGTAAAAGTAGGTAGTACAGTATCTTTAGTAAAAAACGGCATAACTCAATACGTTACTGTTACACAAGTTCAAAGTGAAAACAAATTAGTTACAACTGACAGCATCAACAGCACTGTTGTATGGGATGCACTTCTTATTTCTTATAATATTTATAATTCAAGTGGAATTCAAGAAGCAGAAAAGGTTACTCATAGTAAAATAACTATGTTAAATAATTCTACACTTACAGCTCCATCAATAGGTTACCCTGCTTATTTAGAAGAAGGTTTAATATTGACCGCTTTTCCAGATAGCATAAATAATATGGGTAGAGTTTTTTCTCAGTATATTAGATACCCTTATACTCCAAAATGGACTTATGTTTCAATAACTTTAGGAGAGCCTGTGTTTGATGCCAGTCAAGCTGATTACCAAGATTTTGAACTACCATTGTCAGACGAACCTGCTTTAATAGCTAAAATATGTAAATATGTAGGTTTAGAAATTAGAGAAGCCGATGTATATGCATTTGGAACAGAGGCATTAGCAAACGAACAACAAACACAAGCATAGATGGGATATATAAATGATTACGCATATTATCAAAATTCAGGAAATAATCCTAGCGATGAAAACTGGGGATCATATCAGTACGTTTCTCTGTTTGATATAGTTAATAATTTTATGTTAATGTATCAAGGAAACCATGCTTTAATAAACAATATTGAAAGGTATCAAATTTTATTTCATGCCAAAAGAGGGATTCAAGAATTAAATTATGATGCAATGAAGGAAATAAAAATCCTTCAATTAGATGTTACATTGGATTTAAGGTTTATACTTCCTCAAGACTATGTTAATTGGGTGAGAGTTTCTGTTCACAAAAACGGAGTATTAATGCCATTGACAGAAAATATTCAAACTAATTGGTCTGGAGCTTATCTTCAAGATCATGATTCTAATATTTTATTTGATCAAGATGGAAATGTATTACGACCTCAACAATCAGAAGTTGATTTAGAGCGAATGATGCGTGGAGGAAAAAGTATTTACCTAAATGAAGGAAACGCTTATAACGGTGCTGAAGGCTATTGCTATGATGGTAGGTGGTATTTTGATTATGCTGTTGGTAGTCGTTTTGGTTTAAATACAGAAACAGCTAACTCAAATCCTACATTTACAATTGATAAACAATCAGGAGTAATTAATTTTAGTAATATTTCTAACGCAGCTTCTGTTGTTTTAGAGTATGTATCTGATGGTATGGAAAACGGAGTAGATGGAAATGTTCAAGTTAATAAATTGTTTGAAGAGTATATTTATGCTTACATTAAATATTCTATATTAAACGGAAGGCTTGGTGTACAAGAATACGTTGTGTCTAGAGCAAGAAAAGATAAGTCATCTTTATTGAGAAATGCTAAAATTAGATTAAGTAATATTCACCCTGGAAGACTCTTAATGAATATGAGAGGTAAGGATAAATGGTTAAAATAATATGCCAATAACTACAACAAACTTTATATTAGGCAAAATGAACAAGTCTGTGGATGAAAGAATTCTTCCAAAAGGACAATACATTGATGCTTTAAATATTAGATTAGGATCTACAGAAGCTACTGAAATAGGTGCTGTTGAAAATTCAAAAGGGAATGAACTTCTTGCTTCTATTGAATATGGTGGTCAAGCTTTATCTGTAGGCGCAAAATGTATAGGTGCTTATGAAGATGGCATGAGAGAAACTATTTATTGGTTTATTCATGACAAGACTAATCAAGTTGCTCCTGAAGGAAAGGTTAGTTTAATAGTTTCTTATAATACTAGCCAACAGACTCTTCAATATCATGTGATTTCAACATCTGTTTTAAATTTTAATGAATTATATTTAATTACAGGAATAGATTTAGTAGATGGAGAGTTGTTGTTTTTTACAGATGATTATAATCCGCCACGAGTAATAAATGTTAAAAGAAATTATCCTGATCCTATAGCAAATGTAGATCAGTTTACTGAAGAATTTATAAGTGTTGTTGTAAAACCTCCAGGGTTTGAAGATAGTGTTGGAAATCACATTCCTTTATCAGTTCCACAGGTTCAATTAGTAACCCTTCCAGGTAATGAGAATTATATGGAAGAAAGATTTATTTGTTTTGCTTATAGATACAGGTATATAGACAATCAGTACAGCGCTACATCTTTATTTACAAAACCTGCATTTAACACTAATGATTTTCAATTTGACACTAGAAATTACAACAATGTTGGAATGACAAATCGCTATAACGGTGCGATTATAACATTTAGTACTGGTAATGAGTTAGTTAAAGAAATAGATTTATTATATAAAGATACTTCTTCTAATATTATTTATGTAATTGAAAGATTTAAAAAAGAAGATTTTGGTTGGGCAGACAACACGAATAAAACATATTCATTTACAAATAGTAAAATATATACTACTTTAGGATCTGATGAATTATTAAGACAATATGATAACGTACCTCGTTTTGCAAAAGCGCAAACAATAATGGGTAATCGTTTATTTTATGGAAATTTTATAGATGGGTATGACTTTAAAAGAAATAGTAATTTAGGAACTAATATTTCTTTAAATTATTCTACTTCTTATCTTAGAGAAGATCTTTCTTTTTTAAGTCTAGAACAAGGTATTCCTGAAAATGGAGTTAATTATACTATTAACCCTTCTCAGTCAACAGCGGTAGAAAATTCTAAAATAAATGTTGATATTTCTGAGATAGCTGACAAACTAAAAACAGGATCAATAATAAATTTTTCTTTTAATTTTACTCACGACAGTCTTAACGGAACTTCAAGTACAACTTGTTTTGATGATAATGTTGAATTTAAAAATGCAGATTTTAATTTAGATATAAGTATTACATTAGAACAAGATTATTCTAGTCCTTATGATTTATTTGTTTCTAGTCAATTTCAAGATGCATTTGGAACAGGAACTTTAGCTGATGGAAGATTTTTACCTATACTTGATGCTCAAAATGGAAACTCTTTAACTGATTTATTTAATAACGCTTTATTATCTCCTGCTGTTTCTTGTGTTTTTACAAAAACCAATAGTAGTATAAATGATTCCACAACACAACAAGGAGTTACTATTACAGCAGTACCAGGGGACAATAGTTTCGATTTGCAAATTATTGCAATGAACTTTCAAAATATAGATGCTACAGATCCACTGAACCCAATAACAACAAATATTTATGAGTATTTTAGATTTGTAAGTTCTGAAACAAGTTATACTGTTGATGCAGACACAAGTAGTTTGCATAGTAATAGAGATTACGAAACAGGTATTGTTTATATGGATGATTATGCTAGAGCTTCTACTGTTTTAGTTTCAGAATATAATACCATATATATAGAGCCTGCTGATTCTGTTAATAAAAACACTATACAAGTTCAAATAAATAGTGTAGCTCCTTACTGGGCAACAAAATATAAATTTGTAGTAAAGCCAAGTTTAGCAGATTACGAAACTATATTCTCTAATTTCTTTTATATTAGACCTTCTGACAACATGATCTTTTTTAAATTAGAAGGAGATAACGCAAGTAAAGTTTCAAAAGGTCAAACTTTAATTGTAAAAAGAGATGTTTCAGGAGCATTAACAAGATTAGAAAAGTGTGAAGTTTTAGATGTAACACCAGAATCTTCAAACTTTTTACGACTTGCTGGTGAAACTGCTGAGGAAGAAAGTCAATTATCTGGACTTTATATGCAAATTAAAAATCAAAATTTTAATGTTGTTTTAACTGATGATGCAGTTGTTGAACTTGGTAATCAATATGCTTCATCATCAACACAAGGTTGTTCTGATACACAGAGGAACATAGGGTATCCTTGTTTTATAACAGATCCAGACACTGGAACGACACTAAATTATACTATCCCAGGAGGTTCTGTTATTAAATTAAAATTTAGAGCTAACAGAAGTGAAACTGGAGCGCCAGGTGGAGCGCCTCATTATCAATGGGTGTGGGAGCAAGAATTTGTAGCAACTAAAGAATATTCTGATTTAAAGAAATGGTATGATGGTGATAATATAAATGTTGCATTAGCTCAGCCTGGAAATGTAAATGGATTTTCTTCAGATGATATAGTTGCAAGTTATGATTCAACTTATTATACGCCTTCTGTTCCAACAACTTTTAATGAATTTGCATACGCTAATAATGTTCCTTGTGAAAGATTTAAAGTTAAACTTGCTTTTTGTCAAGCTATTCCAGGAAATGAAACATCTCCATTATATTTTGGAGTGAATAGTGGTATACCTGGAGCTAACAGAGCTTTTGCTTCTGATAGACAATCATCTATTGAAGCTGATATTATTGTGTTTAGAGCTAACACTTTATTGATTTTTGAATCTGAACCATTAGATGCAGATCCAAATTTTTATTATGATGCTAGTGAAATGTTTGATATTGACTCAAACGGATTCCACTTATCTGGAGGGTTAATTGAACAAGGTGATCAAAATCAAACAAGCAGTCAAGATGCTATTGTTAATTTAGATTTTGCCGATGTTTATACTTTTGGTAATGGTTTAGAAAGTTTTAAAATAAAAGACCAATTAGCTGGAAAATCTTTTCAGTTAGGACAAAGAGTCTTAGCAGTTTCTAATCAAGATTATAAAGAAGCTGACAGGTTTGAGGGGTTAACATACAGTGGGGTTTACAGTAGTAATTCTGGATCAAACAACTTAAATGAATTTAATTTAGGTTTAGTTAATTTTAAAGATTTAGAAACTTCTTATGGGCCTATTCAATTATTGCATTCAAGAAAAACAGATATACTTGTTTTACAAGAAGATAGAATATCATATGTTTTAACAAGTAAAAATTTATTATCTGATTCAACAGGTGGAGGTGTAATAACATCTGTTCCAGAAGTTTTAGGCACACAAATATCTCGTTTAGAGGAGTATGGAATTAGTTTTAATCCAGAAAGTTTTATTGCTTATGGGCCAAGCGTATTTTTTACGGATTCTAAAAGAGGTGCAGTATTAAATTTATTAGGCGAATCTCAAGGTGGAGGTGGAGATGCTCTTAGAGTTATTTCTGAATTAGGAATGAGGTCTTGGTTTAGAGAAGAGTTTTATTTAAACTTAACTACTCAAAAACTAGGAGCTTTTGATCCTTATATGAATGAATATGTTTTATCATTAAATCAAACTCCTATCCCAATACCTCCAGAAGTGTTACCATGTGGTACTCAAGTAACTAGAAATGGTTTACCTGCTGGAGAGGAAATCTCTACAGTTATAAATTATGGAAATTTAATAGGAACAGCTCCTATAAATTATAATGTAACATCTGGAGATATAGTTATAACTGTTCTTTGGAACGGAGTTTCTGTTACAAGTGGAAATTTATCTGGTTCAGGTGTTTATAATTGGGATAAAACTTTAAACACTCCTAATGATGCTACAATTACCATTCAAGCGATAGGAAGTCCAGCAGATTTTGTTATAAATTATAATTGTGTTGTAGGTGTTCCAATCACTGTTGTTAAAGTTGTTCTTAATTCATCTGTAGATTCTAATAAATTTATTCATGCAGAATATTTTTGGGAAAATTCAACAAATATAAGTCCTGTTGATAGTGATTTATGTGAGTTTGGAAATTCTTCGTTAGTAGCTTCTACTTTTGACGTTCAACAAGGTGTTAGAGGTTTAGGTGTTTTCCCTTTTGATGGAGTAGATTTAACTATAAGATCTAATAAAATAAATTTTGATAACTATGATTGGGGATTCCCAAATGATAATTTTAAATATTTATCAAGTAACACTTTATATTCTAATACCGTAAGTGGAATTAGTTCATTATTATTAGGCGCAACTACAATACCAAATTCTAGTGTCACAAATCCTTCAAGCGGTTTATATCAATCAGAAGTTGCAAGTTTATCTATACCATTATCAAATCAGTATTTATATTTAATATATGATTACAGGACAACATCGTGTCAACAATTTTGTTATGATGCTACAGATTTTACAGAGGCTTGTTGTGAATGTTCTATTCCATGCAAAGCGTTTCCTTGTAGTAGTATTCAGCAAGATGCATCTATAATATGTAATCAACCATTGTCAAATATCTATTATCATACTGGTGCTGGCGGAACACCTGTTGTGGGAGATTTTGTTTATTCATCAGCAATTTGCAGCAGTAGTTCAGCTGTTCCTCTTTTAGCTGGATATTATAAAACACAAGGTAATAAATATATACGAGTAACAAGTAACGGAATAGTAACAGAAGTAGTAAATTGCAGTTAAATATAATATTATGGCAACAATAGGAACATATTGTTTTGATGGCGTAAATTTTGCGCAAGCAACATCTTTATACACAGATTCAGCGCTAACTAATTTAGCTCCTGATGGTTATTATGCTCAAGGCGCAATATCAAGAAGACAATTAAATGGTGTTTTATTAAATGCAGTTTCGTGTAGCTCTTGTGTCGATCCTTGTGGTGTAGGGGTAAATGCTTCAGTTAGTAATAATGGTCTCTTTTTCTCTCAATTTGGTTTAGGAGCCGATATTGGCGCTATTGTTGTTTATATATATGCGTATTCTGTGATACCTGATGGAATATTAGCTACTTATAATTCTAATACATACAACAGACTAACTTGTTTAAACAATAATGGTAGTACAATTACCGAAAATGGAGGTTCAAATATTCCATATGCAGGGTTTAATAATCAAGGAACTGAACTTCCGACATATATAGGAAAGAATAACACAAACTTAGTAAATAATTCTCCTTATAACGTAGTGCCTGGTACTAATTGTGTGACTAGTCAACAACTTAGAGATTTTACTTTAATTAATGGAACTTATGTTGATCAAGGAACAAGTCAAATTAAAACAGTAGTTCCTACTCAAGTAGGTACTGCTTCAACATCATATGTTTATACTATGGTTATACCTAAAACATCAGCATCACCATCTGTTTTAGATTTACAAATATTTGCTCCCATTTGTGGCACTGCTTTTAGTTATAATTTAGATTGTCCTGTGCTTTTAGATAGTTTTCAAGGATCTGCAAGTCAAGCAAATACAACTTGTGCTGCAAATGTAGCAACATATTATTTTGTTCAAAATGCTCAATGGGTGGGTGGAAACACAATAAGTCCTAAAACAAATTCAACTCCAGAAGTTGGAAATTGGGTTTTTACAACTAATACAGGATCAGCTTATTTAAATGACACTAATACAGATTTATATTACATTATAGATAATACCACTTATATTAAGGTAAAATATGGTGTTGTAATAGAAACAGGAAATTGTACTTAAAAAATAAACAATATGGCAGTACCAGTACCAATAGCAAGTTATACATTATCTTATAATCCAGATGCGGCAGGAGTACTTTCTCAAGAAGGTGGGTGGCCATCTTTCTATTCTTTTATTCCAGACTATATGATAGGAATGAATAATTATTTTTATAGTTTTAAAAGAGGTAATTTATGGAGACATAACACAAATGAAACTAGAAATAATTACTATGGAGTTCAATATAAATCCACTATAACTAGCGTTTTCAATGTAGAGCCTACTTTAAGTATAAAGCTTTTTAAAACAATGTCATATGAGTCTACAACTACTGTGGCTGATACCAGTCAGGCAGCTTGGAGATGTGTTGAGTTAAATACTGATTTAACAGATGGTAGTCCAGGATCAATGCTTTCAACATATTTTGTTCAGAAAGAAGGAGAGTGGTTTAGTTTTTTAAGAAACAATGCTGGAACTTTAAATTACAAATCTCGTTCCGTTAACGGAATTGGAGTAGCTGATAGTATTTCAACTCCAGCGGTTGGGTTTACAACAATTAATTTTAACAATGCGGTTGGTTCAATTATTAGTATTGGAGATTCTGTTTATGCTGTTACCACAGCAGGAGGCGTAGCTACAGCTGATCCAGCTATAATAGGAGAAGTAACAGGCGTAACAACTAACAGTATTACAATTGAAGATTCAAATGTGTTGCCAGTTATTGTTGGACAGTTTATACTTTACAGTAAAAATTCAGTTGCAGAGTCTCATGGAGCAAGAGGTTATTTTATGCAATTTAAATTAGAAAATGATTCAACAGATCCTGTAGAACTGTTTTCTGTAGGCTCTAGTGTGATGCAAAGTAATCCTTAGAATTTATCTATATTTGTTATATGAAATTATCTGTACGAAAGTTAGAAGAAAAAGATTGGGAAGTTTTACCAACATGGTGGAATGAGTGGCCTAAGTGGGTGCAACCAGCAAGAGATGCATTACCTGACAATGGTTTAGGTGGTTTAATGATTGAAAAAGGTGGTATTCCTGTTTTTGCAGGATTTATATATGAAACTAATTCTAAAGGAGTTTGGTTAGAATGGATTATATCAGATCCCGAATATAGGTTATCTGATAGACAAGAAGCTTTAGAGCTTTTAATTAGTAGTGCGGAAAAAATAGCAATAGAAAAAGGATTTAAATATGTTTTATTTATAGGTAAACATAATAATCTAATTGACACTTTTGAAAAATTAGGATGGCATGTTGACCGCACACCATCATACGAATTAATGAAAAAAATACAATAACATGGCAGTAGTAACATCAGCAGTAGTAGGAGTAGCCAGTGCAGGTTTCTCAATATACCAATCTTTTGAACAAAAAGCTAAAGCTGAAAGGAAAGCTAAAGAAGGAATGGAAGCATCGGACAAATTAATAGGTGAGGCTGAGATACTTGCTGAGAAAGAAATGTTAGCAGGAGTTCAGGTTCCTTTAGATGCGTTTGAATCAGAAGCAGAGCAAAACTTACAAAATTCAAAACAAATTATAGATACGCTTCAAGATGGAGATGCTAGATCTTTAGCTGCTGGAGCAGGATCTGTAGCTGGTCAAAATAACTTAACAGCTCAAGAAGCTCGTGAAGATAAAGCATCACTTATATATGAAAATGAATTAATGAAAGCTGAAGAAAAACAAAATATAAATTCAGATTTAAAAGATTTTAAAGTAGCTCAAGCAGTTGATCAAAACCTGATGGCTAGAGATGCAGAAGAAGCTGCTACACAGGCAACTAACAATATAGTAGCAGCTACAGGACAGATAATAACATCAGGTGCTTCTTTAGCTCCTTTGTTTCCAGGGAAGAAAATAGATCCAAAAACAACTCAAAAATTAGATGGAGTTTCAAAGTCTGATTCAAGTACTTTTAGTGGAGGAACAAAAACAGGTTTCGATGCACTTTCTGAATACGAAAAAAGACAAAAATATCCATTTCTTTATAACACTCCAGGGAAGAAAGGCACTTATTAAATTACAACACTAATCACACAACATGGCAATAGAAGATAAATCAGTACCACAAGGAGCAAATAAATATTCTGTTTATGCTCAAAGAGACGTAGATAGCACACAATTTAACTGGGCAAACGCAGCAGCAGATATTACTAAATCCTTTACTGATGTTCGAGATGATAGAAAAAAAAGAAAAGAAGATTTAGAAGATGGGTTTGATAAATCAATGTCTTTACTTCAAGAGGTAGAGGCAATGCAAACTAAAACTGCTGGAGAAAAAATAACAGCAGCTTCTCAGGCTTCTGTTGATGCGTTAGTTAAACAAAACGAACTGATGAAAAATGGACAGATTTCTGTCAGAGATTATCAAAGATTTGAAGGTAGGTTGAAAGCTGGTTATGCAAATGTAAACAAAGTTGTAACAGAATGGGATAAATGGCAGGGTGAGACTAACACAAGAATGACAGAAGGAACAAGTGGTTATTTAGAAATTGGAAACGCTCAAGATGTTCAGCCTTTAGGTAATTTTTCAGACCATGAATTAGTAACGAATCCATTTACTGGAAACTTATCTTATGCAAAGTTAGAAGCGGATCCAAACGATCCTAATAAAAAGATATTACCAACAGATGCAAGTGATTATATACCACCATCACAGGTTTTTGCAAGTATGAAGTATCGTCAAAATAAATACGATGCTCGTAAAGCTGTTACAGGAATTACAGATAATGTAGCTACTGTTATAACAGCGTTTCAAGAATCATACAAAAAAGATGGTTCTGGAGGAAGTGTTAAAAGTCTTGAAGATTTTAGACAAATTGGAAAAGTTGGAACTTCTGGTTTAGGTTATAATGAATGGTTAGAATCTTCTGTTGACTCTGTGGTTAATAATACAACTGCTGGTCAAATTTTATATGATAATGGTTATGGCGCAGCTAAAACCCTGGCGGAATTTAAAAGCCGTTTTCCAGGATTAGCAGATGATAAATGGATACCTTATAAAAATGAAAACGGAACTTTAACTCCTGATTATCAACCTGGTCAAATAAAGAAAGCAAAAGAAATAGTTAGAGAGATGATTGAGTCTCAGATAGATAGTAAATTTACTCAGACTTCAGGAACAGGGCCTCAATCCGAATCAGCCACACAGGCTGCATTAAGAATAAAAAACGAAGCAGTTATAGTAGACTTAGATATAGCCGCTAACATTGCGGCTGGTAACCTTGGAGATTTTATGTCGGCTGGATCTCAAGGGATTGTTGGGGTTAACCAAAGGCTACGGGAAGCTGGGATTAGATCAAAGGATGGTTTTATTGATTCTATTACAAGACAAGGAGATGAGATTATAATAGAATATCAAAGTGGCAGAAAATCTACTCCAATTAAAAGAAAAAACCCAGATAACAGTTTTAGAACTACGGAAGAAATAGCAAAGGAAGTATACCAATTAATTTCTCCTAATGGAAAATCTTTTGTTAATGATTTAGCAACTGCTAAAAAAGGTGGATTTACGTTTGGTTCAAATGTAAGGGATAAAACACCAGCAGAGGTTGAGTCTATGTTAGAGATAAAAAAAGCAACAGAATATTTAATAGACAGCGGAGTTGCTAATCCAACACCAGCACAAATAACAGATGCTATTGAAAGTGGAGAAATTGACCAGATTACTCAAGCAGAGTTAAAAGAAGTAATGGAAAGCGGTGATATACCACAGGTATACGTTGGCGAAGATGCAGTACAATACGCTTCAGTAGAACCTTTAAAGGTTAAAAATGTAGGTGATAACATTCAAAAAAGTGTAGGAGCTAAGATGAATGACACAACAGGTGCAGATTATATAAAACAAAAATATAATTCTGTTATGGATAAAGATGATGATAATTTAACTACAAACACAATTTATGGCCCAAGTTTTAGTGGCAAAGCGGATAGAGCAAAAGCTCTACAAGGCCCTATGCAGGCAACACTAAACGGTTATCTTCCTAGAAAATTAAAGGGAAAGGTAGACATGACTCTTACAGATGATGGTAAGATAAAAGTAAATTATGGAGGCAAAGATATAGATATTACTGGGGTTACCAACATAACTTTAGGTCAAGAAGAAACATTTGTAAAACTTGATGCTATAACAAACCAGATAGCTCAAGATGTTACATTGAGGTATAATACAGTTAGGGGTTCTAGAAAAGGTGGATCGCCTACGCCAGCAGAAGTGGCGGATGCTACACCTACAACTCTAGTTATTGATGATATTATTGATACTCAACCTACTACTGTTCAACCAATAAATGCTCTTGAAGGTGATGATTTAGCAGTTATAGAAGATGTAGTCCCTGAAGTAATAGAAAGACAGGAGGTGCAAGAACAAGAAATTCCGTTAACAAAACCAGCGAACGATAGTATACCTGCTTTAAAAAATTATGAAGGCTTTATAAACGGAAGTCCTACTGCTGATATTTTTACTAAATTAATTAAAGATAAAACATATTTTCTAGGAGCTAAAGGAACAGGTAATTGGACTATGAAAGATGAAAAAAATGTGCAAACAAGTGTAGATAGTATCGATTGTTCTGGAGCAATATGTACTATTAGAAATGCACAAGGAGGTGAACTCGATCTTAATTACACTAATGCCAAAAAGTTTAAGGAGTTAGCGAAACAAAGAAATATTCCGATAGAATCAGCTAAAGATGGTAACCTAATACTTATGAATGTTGATGGGGATGGTATTGATCATATTGGTTTTATTATTGTTGACGAAGATGGAAAAAAATACATAGCAGAGTCTTCTAGTTCGTATGGAGGAACAACAATAACAGAATTTGACAAGAGAATTGCAGACCTTACAAAAAGAAAAACAGAATTTAGTTACGAAATTGTATCAGATACCGAACAAAAATAATGGATAAAGTAGAAAAGTTATACCAGTTATATTTAAAAGAAGGAATGATTTCTGAGGCAATTTCTTTAGAAAGATTTAGAAATATTACTCCAGATCAACAAGCTTCTATATTGGAGGTATCAAGAAAAAGAAAATTAATTTCTCCAGAAACATCTTTAGAGTCTTTTCAAAGTATCTGGGGAAATACAATGCCTCAAGAACAGCAAGTTATTGAAGCTCCTGAAGTTGTAGAGAATAATTCATTTTCTGATAATTCTGACATTCAAGCAAGTTTTGGTGCTTTTCCAAAAGTAGATAAAGAGGCTATGAATTCTGATTTAATTAAAGAAGAAACCTCTGAAACTGTTACAGAAGGTGTTGAGTATGATGCAAGAGAAGATGAAAGCAGTATGTTTAAGGAAAACATTATTATTGATAAAAACGCAACTCCTTTAGAGCGATCTTTAGCTTTTGTAAATGATGATTTGTTTAAAAGAGACGAAGGGCCTGTTGTTGAATTGTTAGACTATCATTTTCCATTTGAAGAGTATGGTTTAAAATTTGAGGAAAGTGGGATTTTGGATAATGTTACAGTAACTGCTCCCGATGGAGTTACTAAAGAAACATTTGGTATTGATTCTGGAGGAAAATTATTTTCATCATTTCAAGACAACTCTGAAGAGTCTAGAAAACTTAGAGACTTTATAAGAAATAATGCTGATCAAGAGAAAAGAGACGAAGAAATTACTAAAAAGTATTTTTCGGTAGAGGCGATGAATTTTGACATAGATGTTTTTACAGAACAAAACAAACAGCTTACAAAAAATGCTACTGATTATTTTGAAAGAAAAAAAATAAATGAAGCTGAACTAACAAGAATGAGAAACTCTCCAGGCACATTTACTCAACAAGAGTATGATCTGCAAATTATGGAGAAAAATTATCTTAGAAATCAAGAGAATGTATTAAAAGATCAATACGAACAGTTCCAGGAAACAGCAGGTCAGTTAGACTTAACTACTGGTAACTATGTCTTAATGAAAGAGAAGCAAGGTGACGTAGTCACTACTGCTATTGGTGGCGCATACAACCAGTTTTTAAAGGGTACAAGCGGTATAATATCTACAGGTATTGGATCAGGACTAGATATATATTACGAGGCAGCACAAGCAGCGTATGGCAATGATTATGGTTATACTGAAGAGGAGTATAGAGATGAATTTATAAGGGTTTACGAAGGGTATAAAGGATTAGAAGTTCCAGAATCAGCAAAAGAATCTAAAGAAGGGTTTGAGAAATGGACAGCAACCTTAAAAGATAGCGATGCTCAAGATACTAAATCTCAGATAGTAACATTGGCCTCAGCACAACCTACAGGAGAGTTAGAAGGTAATATGTTTACTGGAGAATATAAAGTTGTAAAAAATGATCCTAGATTACAAAACCTTAATTTTGATAAATACGACATTAGTAAAGGTGTGAAAATTCCTTTTGAATCAACTAGTATGATTGGCCAACCATTACTTCAATGGAATAGTCCTGAAGTGTGGAGTAAAGAGGAAGATGATTGGGTAAAAGCTCCAGGATCTTTTGGGGAGTCTAATGTTTTTGATCAGGTTGATGCTTTAGTTGGAGACCAGAAAATAAAGGGTAAAAAAAATGCTGTAAAAGAAATCTCAAGAAACCTTCTTGTTGAAACTATTGGTGCAGACAACGTAAGTAACCAAAGAATTGAGGCTCAGATGAATCAAGGCTCAGTAGAAAATGCAACTAATTGGGATGTTACTAAAGGTGTTATTGCAACTGGATATTACGGAGCATTTGAATCTGTACCAGCTTTAGCACCAATGATTTATGGTGCAATAAAAAATAAAAAATTAGTAAAACCTAAAGGGCCAGCAGGTAAAAGTTTAAAAGCTATTAAAGGTAGATTAATTCAATCTTTAAAAAACTATGCTACTGATGGATATCGCCAGACTTCTTTATTAGCTATGGCAGCTCTTCATGCAGACAAATTAAACCAAAGAATGGAAAATAACCCTGAGTTTGAGTGGGTTACTGAAAATGAAAAAAAAGCTGTTGTTCTACCATTAGCTACCGCTTCTGCTATCTTAGAAACTTTAGGTTTTAGAATGCTTTTAAAGGGTACTTCTGGTACAAAAATATTAACTGGCATTACTACTGCTGCTTTAAATCAATTGCCAAAAGGAGCAACTCCTGCAATGTTTAGAAGAGCAGTAGTTAATATAATGGACAATCAGTTTACAAGAAGAGTTGGTAAAACTGGTGTCGCTAAATTTATTAACAGAGCAACTCCTGGTATGTTAGCAGAGGCTGAAACAGGAGCTTTGCAAGAGATGAGTGATATTGGTGGTACAGAATACTTTAACTCTATTAAAGGGAAAGATTTATTTAAAAATCCTGAAATTTGGTCTAACGAGTACTGGACTCAAGTAGCTAAAGCCGCAGGAGCAGAGGCTGTTGGTGGTTTTGTTTTAGGATCGCCAAGTTCTATAACCGCAGCATTTACCTCTAATCAAAAAAATATTGAGGTTAATGACGAAATGATTACGTTGTTTAATAAAATCTTTGTAAACGACATCAATGATCCAGAAAGTAAAAATAATGCCGAGTCAGAAATAAAAGCTTATGAAGCCAAGATAGAACAGCAAATGTCTGAAGGAACTATAAGTAGAGCTAAAGGTGCGGATTTGCTTAATGACTTTAGAACTTTACAAGCTGCGGCTACAGATGCAAATATAGCTACAGATTTAAATGAAGAACAAAAAGCTAAAGCCATAAAATTGTTTTTTCAAAAAAGACAGTTAGAGGTTAAAATGTCTCAAACAAACAAGAATCTTCCAGAGTATCAAGAACAACAAGAATTACTTGAGCAAATTGATTACAATCTTTCTCTGCTTGGAAAAAACCAGGCAGATCAACAGTCTCAAAGAGAGCTAGAGGAGCAAGGGATTGAAACCTATGTTGAGGTTACAGAAGAAGAGGTAATGGAGGCTTTAAAGCAGGATGGTATTGAAGCTCCAACTGAGCAACAAAAGATAGATAAAACAGACGAACTAATAAAAACAAAACAAAATGCCTTACAAGAGCAAAGCACAGAGGGAGTGGTTCAGGAAGAATCTGCCGAAGGTGGCGGAGAGGTGGGACAAACTGTACCCAGTAACGAGCAATCTACCAACGAGAGTACAGAAGAAACCGAAACCAATATTGAAGAGACAGCCGAAGAGGAAGTAAGTACCGAAGAAAAAATAGACTACAAACAACAAGAAGTTGAAGAAAGAAAAAACCTTTCAGCGCTTCAGCAAAAAGGTAGAGATTTAAAAATATTAGGAAAAAAACTAAGCAAAATATACGGAAATTTAATAACTGGTAAAACACAAGGTGATTTACAGGATAAATATGAGGCTGCTTCTGTTTTACAAGAGAATGACAAAAAAATAAGCGAAAACGAAAAAGCTATAGATAACTCTAAAAGAAATATTCAAAAAATTAAAGCTGAAGCTAAAGAAAAAGCTAAAGCAGATAAAAAAGCTAAAAGAAAAAAAATAGAGGTTAAACCTGAAAAGGGGTTATCTGTAACTAAAAAGATTGAACAAAGATTAAAGAGTATTTCAAACCTTATAGGTCAAAAGAAAATATTAAATAGATTAAAAATATTTGAAAAATCTCCTCTTCCTGAAAATTATTTTAATCTTGGAAAAACAGAGGTAGAGCTGGTAGATGGTACTACTGTGAAAGTAAAAGATATAATGGATATGTCTTTTAAAGAATTTACAAACTTTGTAGATGGTTTAAATAAATCAAAACCTAAAGTAGAAGAAAATTATGAGAAATCATTAAAAGGATTGTCTTTAAAAGCATTAAAAGGTCTTAAAAATAGTATTATTTCTACTATAAATGAAGGTGAAAAAGAAGTTAGAGAGTTAGGTAAGAAATTTCTACCTAATTATAAGGGTAAATTAACTGAACAAGATAGTGATAATTATACTGCTGTTTCAAATAAAATATTTAATTTAAAAAATAAACTTGATTTAATTAATAAGGCTATTAGTAAAATAGAATCAGAGCCTAAAGCAGAGCCTAAAGCAGAGCCTAAAGCAGAGCCTAAAGCAGAACCTAAAGTAGAGCCTAAAGTAGAAGAAGAAGTTGCTGAAGATGAAGAGGTAGATCAGCAGACAAAAGATGACCTTGACGAGTTTTTTGAAGGGCAATCTACAGAGCAGACAAAGTCTGAGCCTTCAATTAGTTTAAACCGATCTAAGGGTGAATTAAGATTATCTAAAACAGATCCAGTTAAAATAATCAAGGCTGTAAAAAAAGCTGCCAAAGCAATGATTAAAACTTTTCCTAGTGTAAAGTTTGTTTTGCATGATTCAACAGAGCTGTTTAGTAAAGCTACAAAAGGAAGAAGAGGTAGAGGTTATTTTGATCCAACTACAAAAACCATACACATAAACATGGAGACTGCTTCTGTGATTAGTGTTGGTCACGAGGTAACTCATGCTATTGGAAACCATCTCATATCTACAGATGCAAAGGCAGAGGTTGTTTTTGATAAAGTTTTATCTAGTTTACAAAGAATATTAAAAGGTACAAATCCTGAGTTATTAGAAAAAGTAGAGAAATTTTCGAAAAGGTATTCAGACAAAACGTTAAGAAGTGAAGAGGCGGCATCTGAATTGATGGGTATCTTATCTGAAAACTGGAGTAAACTAAGTAGACCAAAAAAGAACAAGATTATTGATCTTTTAGATCGTTTCTTTAAAAAGTTAGGTATACCATCTCCATTCAAAAGTAAACTAAGCAAAACTGATGAAGCTGTACTTGAATTTTTCAACACTGTTTCTAAAAAAATTAGAGAGGGAGAGTCAATAGCTATTGAGGATGTCAGTATTTTATCGGAGTTAGCCGCTGAAGTTGAAGCCGAAGGAACTAACCCTATAGGTAATCCTACCGAAATAAACCCACCAAGAGCAGGGAGAGAAAGTAAAATTGACTTCAAAGATTCCTATGATATGTCTTTGGTTACTCCTAAAAATAAAATAAACTTATCATCTTTAATAGAAAATATAATTAGTAATGATCAGAAAGTTTGGTTTTGGGTAGCTGATCAATTAGGTTTAGGAGATGGCATGGATGCAGGCCCTAGCTTTGCTTTGCAGCCTGAAAACATAAAGAAAAAAGCAATATGGGCTAGTGGGTTAGATAATAAAAAATTAGAGAGAAACATTAGTGCAGCTGATTTTATATTTATTATTAGTGGCTCTCCAGAAACCAGTAAACTATTCAACAAAAAAGTATTTGATAAGTATACTGATATCTTGGGTGATTACAACTCGTTTAAAGAGAAAGCATTAGAAACTAATCCTGTTAAGGCTATTAGAGAAACTTTACAAGAGTTTGATAGCTGGGCTGCAATGAGAAAAAGTCCAAAAAGAAAAACTTTTTTAATAGCGGTAAATGTGCAATCGACAAAGCCTAACACTAAATTTCATAAATTAGTAAACACATTAGGAGGTTTTGTAGACCTTCAGTCTTTAAGAGATGGTTTTTACAGAGAAAATAATTTTGTTCAAAATGATATAATGTTGGTTTTAAAACCAACAGGTATAGGTGAAAAATCTAACCACTCTACATATTCTACAGATATATTAGGAGAGGTAGTAGGTGTTCCTGATATTAAATTAAATGCAGAGGAGATAATGCCTCAAGAAATTAAAGATAAAATAAAAGGTAAAAATGTCGCTGAAAAAACTTCAAGTATAGCTCCTTATGGTGGAGCAGTAGGAACTGCGGTAAAGAATATAACCAAACCTTCTAGAAAAGGTAGAGAGCAACTTCCAACACTTCAAGAAGTAGAAAGTAGAATAACTAACCGAGCAAGATTCATGAAGGTAGTTGAAGACTATGGCATGAAAAAAGAAGGGTACATGAGTTATAAATCAGATCTTGGGCCACTACAAAGAGCAGTTAGAGAATATGGCTTTAGAATAGAGACCAGGTATATAACTGAAGGAAAACGAAGAGGTACGCCAACTGGATACTTTCTTACTACAGGTAGAAATGCTGAAGGATTTCCTGTAATGTATAACCCTAAATTAAGAGAGTTAAAAGCATTAGAAGATCAAAAACCTAAAAGAAAAGGTAGAGAGCAAATGCTTGACAAAGAAAGTGAAGCAATTAAAATTGCAATGCTGGGTAGAGAAGAGGGTGGATTTACTGATTCAGAAATAAAATACTACTTAAAAAAGAGAGGCTTTAATGCTAAAGATATAAAAATAGCATTAGCTATTGATCCTGAATTGTTTCCTTCATTTCCAAAAAGCTTTGGTAATGTAATTGGTGGATTTAAGAATGGAGTAAAGTTATTGGCTAAAATAAATAAATTCCATAAAAAAGTAATAGAAGACAATAACAACAAAAAGAAATATAAGCAGGAAAGTCTTAATAAATTAGTAAACAAGACTATTGAGTATATGTATAATACACCTGAATATAAAGCTTTAGGAGTAAAAGGTAGTAGAATGACATCTAAACAACAGGCTTTAGAGGTTGATTTGTTAGATTACTTATCTCCAGGAATTAAAACTTTTAATGGAGCAAGAGTTCGCGCTTTAAATAAGCAGATTAGAAACACTAAATTTAGTGAGAAAAATTTAAAAAGAATTCAAAGATCTTTAAGGTTGTACATAAGAACTGTAATGCCTAGAAATTTATTAGGTAAAGCTGCCTATATAAAATTAATAGACAAAATAAATGCAGTAGACGAAACTAATTATGATGCTGTTGTTGCTGAAATTACCGATATAGCTACAGAATTGGCTAATAAAAACCTAAATAAATCTATACTAGATATTTTAAATGAAACCTTTACAGAAATTCAATCAGGCAGGCTTAAAGGTGTTAAGGTAAGTCAAGAGGTTAAAGATAGAATATATAAAATAGCTCAAAACACTATAGGTTATGTTCCAGGGAAGAAGGGAAGTCAAGGAAAAATTCCAAATAAAGACACTGCTAAAAACTGGGACATTACTAATGAAGATATGGTTGCGCACTCAGAAATGTTAAGGCAAAAAATTAGAAGTCTTGAAACTGAAACCGTAATAATAAATGGAGAAAAGGTACTTGTCAACAAAAATTTTACAACTAAAGAGGCACGAGAAATTTCAGATTTAGCTGTAGCGCTTCAGTACAGCGAAGCTTTAGTTAACTTTGCAAATAACGATCCTTTACAGACAAATGCACTTGAGCAGGTTTTATTTAACTTACAACAACTGCAAGAGTTTGGTATTTCTGGATTACAACTACAACTTTTAAGAAACGCAACAGCGTACATGAACAACGCCATAAAAATATTGCAAGATATGGGCGTTATTATTGATCCTTTAAAAGAAATTGAAGCTGAAGGAAAAGAGAATATTACTCAAGACGATGTTCTTAAAAAGTTTAAAGAGTTAAAAGAAAAAATACGAATTGATGCTGAAAGAGGAAGGGTTAAAAAGGTTGGTGTAAGGAAAAGATTAAGCTTACAGGTTAGTCAAATTGCTAAGTATGTTAATACAAAACTAGGTACAGCAGAAGATTTAACTGGTCTAATGGATAGAATTTCATTGTCTACTGGAGATTTATTTGGTGGTATAACACAAGAGATTGTTACTAAAGAAGTTAGAAAAGCAAGCAGAATTTTTAAGGGAAGGATGCTTAAACATGAGTTAGAATTTGGTATAAAAATGACTGAATTGTTTGGTAAAAAGTGGCTGAAAAAGAACAGACAAAACAACAGGCAGACAGATCAAATTATTATAAGTGAAGCAAAGCAAATTGTATTAGAAAATGAAAGAGACAGAATCTTAAAAGATAAAAAAATGTCTTCTGGAGAACAGCAAGTTTTGATTCAAGCAATTGATAAGGAGATCAATAGTAATGTAAAAATGATATCTCAAAACGAGTTGCTGTATTTTAGAAATCAGGGGTTAGATCCATCTTTAAATGCTTCTTTTGAAGCTACTTTCAAGCCTACACCATTAACTGGTGACCTGGCTTATTTAAATAAAGAGTTTGACAACAAAAATGAATACACGTCTAGGATACAAGAAGAAATAACCAAAAAAATAGATCCTAAATTAATTGAGTTAGGAGACTGGATGGTAAGAGATTTTTATCCAAAACAATACGAGCATTATAATAACACTTATAAGGAAATATATAGAACTGATATGCCTTGGAATCAAAATTATGCTGGTAGACTATATAGAGCATCAGAAACCGACATTGTAGGTTTAGATTTACTAGATATGCAAGGTAATCAAACCTGGATTTCAAATGCTAATGCAGCGAGTACAAAATCTAGACAAGAGAGTAATAGTGCTATTATGCAGACAAATGCTGTAGATGCATTGTTAAATTATACTCGTGACATGGAATATTTTGCTGCCTACGCTATTCCAGTTAGAAATATTAATAAAATGTTTTCAGACAAAGCGGTAAAATCTGTTATTTCTGAAAAATTTGGAAAAGATATAAATAGGTACATAAACGATCAAATTACAAAAATTGCAAACAAGGGTGCAAAACATCAAAAGGAAGCTGGTTTAATTAATTTCTTCAATAATACTTTTTTATTATCTCGACTAGGTTTAAACCCAACATTAGTATTAAAGCAAATGACATCTTTCGTTACTTATGGTAATGATATTGGATACAATAACTGGTTAGCTCAAGCTGGAAAAACTGGATGGAGTGGAATATCAAGTGATATGAGAGAAATAATGGATAACTCTGTTGTTTTAAAAGACAGGTATGGCGCTCCTATTACTAGGGTTTTAGAAACTTATCAAGATGAAGGCTTTAAAAAGTTAGATGGACAGAACGATGCGATTAACAAGTATTTTAATAAAGAAAATCAAAACACTTTAGTAAAAGCTTTAATGGCATTCACTATGGCTGGGGATAAAGGTGCTATTATGCTGGGTGGTATGCCTAACTACAGATACTACAAAGAGCAGTTTAAAAAACAAAACCCTAATGCCACTAATCAAGAGGCTATTGACTATGCTATTGTAAAATTTGAGGCTGACACATTAAGAACTCAGCAGTCCTACGACCTACAAGACAAAGATTACTGGCAAACGAGTAATGCTTTTGCTAGAGCATTTAATATGTTCTTAACCACACCAAAACAGTATTTAAGAAGAGAGATTATAGCTGCTAGAAATTTTAGCAGGATTGTTCGTAGTGGTGGTAAACAAGGTAAGGGTACTGTTTGGCAAAACGCAAGAACTTTATTTGTGTATCACTCAATAATGCCAATGTTTTTTCAGTATGTAAGTATGGGACTTCCAGGATTATTTAGAGACAGAAGGGATGAAGACCTTCAGGAGTTGGGTATTGCAGCTTTGTTAGGAAACATAAATGCTCTGTTTATTATAGGAGATTTAGTTGAGATGTCTGTAGATCAAGCTACTGGTAAACCATGGGGTTCACAAGCTCCAAGTATACCTGTTTTTGAACAAGCTGCAAGGCTTAATGTTTTAAAAGACAGAGCTGACAAGACTAAAAATCCAATTAAAAAAGCTGAGTATGAAATGAAATACTACTTAGAACTTAGCACTATGGTAGGAATTCCAGCGCCACAATTAATGAGAATGGGTAAAAACTTTTCAGAATTGGCTACAGGCGATGTAGATGGATTTGGAGATGCGTTAATTAAAGCATTTAACTTCTCAGAATTTGCTCAAGAAGGAAGGAAGGTTAGAGAGGCTAAACCTAAACCAGCAACAATGACTATGGCAGAAATGAAAAAATATCTTCCTGAAGAGTATGCAGAAATTATGCGAGAGAAAGAAGAGTATGAGTATGAGAACGCAGACGAGATTGAAGAACTGGAATTAGAAAAAGATGAGGCAAGAAGAGAGTATGAAGAGGCAATGCGAGAAATGTACTTAGATAATTAGATTATAATAATTGTTGTAGCTTTTTAATTTTAAGAATAACAGAAGAATACTGAGGAGTTTTTTTTAACCTCAGTATTTCTTTTATTATATCTTTTGGGGATTTTTTAGATTTCATCAGACATAGATTTTATTAAATCATGCATCACTGAGCTTATCTTTTTTGCAGTCACTTTAGCATTTTCATGATCCCGATCCATTAAATCTTCGTAGAGATCATCTGTCAGGTTGTGAATTTCATTTGTAATATGGTTTATGTGGTTTATAGCGACCACATCTTCATTTGAAATCGGATTAGGCATTTTAAAATTTATAATAACATCTGTAATATACAAATAAAAAATTATTCAGATATATTTTCTTTCCTTTTTAATTTAGCTTTCAATAAAATTATGTCGTATTTTAGTTTTTCAGTTAAGTTTTTTTCAAATTCTAATTGTTTTTCTAGCTCTCTAACTACTGAGTTAATGTATTTAATTGTTTTTTTTGCTTTGCTTTTGTCATTAAATTGATTAATAACTCCAATAGAGCTTAAAAACATATGTTTCATTCTTGTTATTTCTTTTACCTCTTTTTCTGGAGGATTTGAATCTAGAACTTGATCAATTCCATTAAGGTATTCTTTTAGTATATTTTGTGGTGTATTCATCCTTTATATATTTCTGTTTTTAAGCCATGTTTTTCTAGCTCTTTGATTCTGTATTTCTGAAGCTCTGATACTATACCAGTGGGTTTTTTTATTTCTGAGAATAAAACATTACATCCATGAGGTATAGCGATGAGGTCAGGGATTCCGTTTTTGTTTGTTTTAATCAACTTAATAACATAGTAACCTTCAGCTTCTAACTGATCTATTCGTTTTTTCTGAATTTGTTGTTCGGTCATTAATGTTCTGATTCAGGCTTTCCACAATTTATACACCATCTTGCCTCACCAACGTGATTGTCATAAGTATAAAACATTTCGCACTTAACAGTTTCTTTTTCTTGATCTTTCATTATTTTTAATTTAAAGTTAATAAATCTCTTAATGCTTCAACTAATTCAGTATCATTTTCTACTAAATTACCTTTTACCATGATATCTCCGTTCTGTCTTAATTCTAGAACTGGAACGTCTAAACCTGTGACGTTAAATATAATAGTGTTTTCTGCCAAGTTTGTTGGTGTTACTTCTATACCTTTTTTCATTGAATTTAATTTAAAGTTAATAAATCTCTTTTAAAATGTCTTAATGTGTAATCTTTCTTTTTAATTACTGACTCGTAGATATCATGCTCAATACCACCTTTTGCGAAGATCCAGTACACATCGTTTTTTAGTCTTTCTTTAGTTGTCATCCTATCTCGTGATTGCCAGTAACTTGTGGCACTAAAATCTATGTTGTAATACACTAAAATTTCAGCCTCTTTTAAACTTATACCTTCCCTTCCACTTACAATCTGAAGAGCAATACTTTTATCTGTATTTTTAAAAGTTTCTAAATCCGTACACAGATCATCGCCATAAATTTTCTTTAAAGCATTAAGCTCTTCTTTGAATTTGTAGAAAATACCAATCTTTATATCTATAAAATTATCATGTATAAATTGCGCCTTGCTGTAGTCAATAACCATAGAATTATCAGACTCAAATTTTATAGTTCCAGAGTATAGCTGATGAAGTTTCATCATTAATTTAACTGGAGTATCTGCTAAAACAACATCTTCTTTGCCTTCAATGACTAAATCTTTCTTTAATTTCGATGCTAACTTGTATGTAATGGGTAACATATCTACTTCAATAACGTGTTCAGTGGTCTGTACCTTAAATCCAGCTTCTTTTTGTGTATAAGCCAACGTATGGGGATTCATTTCCGAAATAATAGTGTCTAATCCACCACTATAGTCATTTATCATGAAACTATTTATCTTTCGTTGTTTAATGTCTACATATTTTTTAGCAAACTTATAGAATGTTTTAAACTCATCGAATGGATGTTTACGCATTACAGAAACCTGATGATACATTTGAGAATAAGATTCTGGTGTTGGTGTTCCAGACAAAAATATAACGTATGGATTGTTTTCTAGGATCAAAGAACGCACTTGTTTAGATCTCTTGTTTCTTTTGGGAAATGCTCCCATACCATGGGCCTCATCACAGATTACCATATCCCAACCTTTTTGGTCTATTTTGTGTAGTGATTCGTAGTTAATAACAGTAATACTGTAAGAAGGGTTAAGC